GTAATTAGAATCTACGTTAGAATCCTCTAGGTCTACTCTGGCAATGTTTGTACCTATAACCACCTGGTTATCAGAGTTAGGAGTCAGAGGAACATCCCTCTCTGTATTGAAGTGCCAACCCGCAGATTGAACTTCTCTTGATACTTCATCAAGGATGGATTCTGCTAGACTGACATCGGCTGTAAGAGAGCCAGATAAGGAGTTTATAGGTGCTTCTCCGACAGCACTTAGGATTGTGTTAATCGCATTGAGTTTAGTCGTTGAGGCGAGTGCCATATAAGACTCCTTAAATAAGAAAGGATTGACCCCTCAGAGAGAGGCCAACCCCAAAAGTATTCTCAAAAACCTCAATTAAATTATGAGGATTTAAGACCTACACAAGCACCTGCTCGGAGGTAGTTGTGACCCATAGCATACTTAGCAACCATGAGAGTACCTTGGTTTTGCACCAAGTAATCAGATTCGATTGCAAGATCCATGAGCTTAACAGTACCGATACCACTGCGGTGGAATACAACGCCTTGGTAATTAGAGAAGTCAGTACCTGAGTAGCCTTCGTTAGAATCAGCATTAGTAGCACCCGCATCGTTAAATGGAGCGTTGCGTACTGAAGTTGAACCAAGGACAGTATCTACTGTACCTGAACCATCATCATCTTCATCGGCTGTAGGAACATGGTTACTCATAAAGCAATTCACACCAGCAACTAGGATGCTTTGACCACCACCCTTTAGTACCGAAGCACCTTGGCCATAATCTTTGTTCAATACAGCAGCAGCAGTGTCAGCACCGCCAGCAGATTTAAGAACACTATAGAATGACGCAGGTGTTAGGACGCAGAAACGATCACCCATAGGGATGTTGTTTACGTCCATTGTTTTAGCAGCATCAATGATACCATCAATGATATCATCACCAGTTGTGCCACCAGTGGCTATTTCAGTACCACCTGTGTTACCAAGAACATCAGTAGTATCATGAGCACCAGCAATAGCTGAACGGATAACCGCTTTATCGGCATGGTTGGCCAAGGCATATCCGAGCTCAGAAGCATAAATACTTCTGACATCATAGTGATTCATTGCTTCATCAATGTTTGCGATAAACGCTGAAGCTACGAGTAGGTTATCAATATTAATTACTCGCTCGGAGTGGTTAATAGCTGTACCTAAGATCTCATCCCCAGGAGCGTGGTAGCCAGCAGTTGCTGTACCAGTCAATGGGAATTGAGCTGATTTACCGCTAGTAATAGTTCTAACGGTGTGGAGAGGCATCATAACATTACGTTCTTCAAACGCTGCTAATACTTCTCCACTGAAAGTCTTGAGGAATAGTTCAAAATTATCTGAACCTCCCTGATTAAGACCGAGGCGTGATTCTGTCATATTTGACATATCAAGTCTCCTTTACAGTTAAAGTTAAAGTTACGACAAAAGATTGACGTTCGATCTCAAAGTTCTGCCACCTTGAACTGTCCAGTTGTCCACCTCAGTGGGCTGCGTCTTCAGCGTTGTCTTCTGTTGGGATTTGTACGTCCCCAGCAAACCATCCTTCAGGAAGGTCTACCGAGTTTCCAGAAAGTTCCCATGAGGAACCATTCCAGTAATAGACATGACCCCGTACATCAGGGCCAAGTCTCAGTAACCCGTCACTTGGGTGGACGAATACGACTCGTGAACCTCCGCACCCTGTCAGCCCAAGCATCACGATAACGCTTAGGGACAGTAGGGGCATCAGTTGCTTTAGTCGATTCATTCGCCTTCTCCAAAGCTACGGGAATTAAGATTTTGAAAAGTGCTGCAATAGCACTAATGATTGCTGCCCACATTACTCAGTGGACTTTAGGTTCATTCGAGCACCAGTGTATCCAAGTGCAACAAGAGCAGAAGCTACGAGTGCAATCACTTGGTTCCAAGGGCCATCTGTAGGAATGTAACCAGAAGCTACAGCACCACCTACTACAGTAGCAGCAGCACTTAGCCAAAATTCAGTTGTTTTATATCCAGGTTTCATAAGAAGTCCTTTATTGAGTTAGGTTAGATACATTAAGACGATTTTCTACATCAGAACGATAAGCAGGATCTTTAGCATAACGAGGGTCACGCATAGCAGCAGACACCTGTTGCCAACTTTGGAAGCCACTGGTTGAATCTTTGCCAGCGTTTCCTTGAACAAGATGGGGTGTAGTTCCATTTGCCTGAGCATATCTTGCAGACAAACCTCGTACAGCCATCATCACAGCATTAGCATCACCAGAGTCTACAGCATTATCGAAAGATGTAATCTCAGCATCAGTGAAGTTCTCACCTGCCCAATCTATCATCTCATTATAGTTGTCCTGTCCTCCGACTTCAGCGAACACTGTGTTTTGTTGTTGTTCTACTAGAGCACGTTGTCCTTCAACATAAGCCCTAGCGATATCCTGTGGGATACCTGCTTCCTTCTCTAATCGGTCATAAGACTCCTCAGATAACTCACCATGTTCCACAAACTCAGCAGAGTACGGCTCAAGATATTCTGTGGTGAGACCCGTCGCTTCTTCAACGGTTTCTTCTTGGGTATCCTCGGACGTATCCTCAGACTCTCCACCCATTCTCGTTTCGAGTTCACCATAGGCTTGTGCCATATCTTCGGGTGAATTGAATTTCTCAGGGAGCCATTCGGGTCGTTCCGATACTTCCCCCGCTTGATCCATCGGGTTTTCCGCAAGTGATTCCTCTGGTGCTTCCGCACCTGTTATTCCGCTATCCATCTGTATTCGTTCAGCCATATTATTCAGCCTCCTTTGCTGCTTCTAATTGTTGGTTATCCCGAAATTGACGATCTGCTATGTCCATTGCTTGACCACCGAATTGCTGTACCACTGCGTCCTGCTGTGCTTGTTGCATCTCGGCCATGAGTTCTTCTTCAGACTTAATGAGTCCTAAAGTATCTATTCCAAGAGCTGTTGCTCTGCGTTTAATGTACTCTCTTAGATTCACAAACTGTCCTATTGCTTCTGGCCCAATGGTCTGAGCCATACCTTGTAAGAAGAAGTCCAATCGGTTCAGGTCGTTCCCTCTGCCTAGAGCTTCTATCCCTGTAATTATAGCAGGTGATATGAATTTCTTAGGTAATTTTGGTAATTTCTTTTTCTTCTGTAATCTAGTCATCATTCGGTTTACCAGAGGTAACTGAAGTTCCTGACTTAGAAGACTGAAGGCTCCACCTAGTTGTCTTTCGATTGATTGAGTGACCAAGCGGATTTCTTCTGCTGTAACTCTCTCTGCTCTACGGACTGTGGACTCCGTTAATAGAAACGCATAAGCCAGCCTATCTGTAATCGTTTGTGCCGTTTGGTGAGCGATAGAGAGATCTGCGGATTTCTGAGATTGTAATACCGTAACATCTTGAGCACTCCCTTCAACGATAGCACCGTTGGCAGACTTAGCGAGGGTTCTAGCACGAGTAGTTCCATTAGGATTCACCATGAATAGAATCTTACTGGCTGCTGCTGCACCCTCTACGATTGATTGGGTCAGTCCTTCAAGAGACTTGAGGTCTCCAAGATATTGTTCAACATAACTGCGACCCCAGTTCTCTCCTTCAACCCTGTACATTCGTAAAGGTAAGAAGGGGACTTTATCTTCTGGGTATACGCCATGTGACCCTGGAATCTCTACATCACCAATAGATTGGTACACACTGTACTTACCATCGGGTTGTTTATGGATACAGGTGTAAACATCTACACTATCATTACTTATAGAATCCGAGGGGATCATCGCTTGAATTTCTTGAGACAAGGCCAGAGGACTTACGGATTCTTTTGTAACCATGTGAAGTGGATTACCCATAGGATCACGTTGGATAACATAGCGAGTCATGGGGAAGACTCTAACACCACCCTCATCTGGGAAATGTAATAGACAATTACCAGCAATGATAAGGTGTTTTAGAGCCTCAAACAAAGCTACTCGGACATTGTTTACTTCAACCTCTTTCATGACAGCCTTCTCAATGGATGCCAGAGATTGTTCGACT